AAGAACGTATGAAAAAGTATAAGAAGAATAACTAATGGCTATAACGTACCGTGGAGAAACTTTTGCAGGGTACAATAAACCTAAGCGTACACCTAAACACCCTACAAAGTCCCATGCGGTACTAGCTAAAGAAGGCAAGACCATTAAGCTCATCCGCTTTGGGCAGCAGGGTGTCAAGGGTGCAGGTAAAAACCCTACATCAGCAAAAGATAAAGCGCGTAAAAAGTCTTACTATGCAAGACATAACGCACAGGGAAAGCCAACATCAAAGCTTTCTGCTAAGTATTGGTCACACAAAGTTAAGTGGTGATCTACAAGAATTTTAAACGGAGACCGTTATGGCACCAACAACCAAGCTAGAAGCAATCAATACAATGCTCTCAGCTATTGGCGAAGCCCCAGTTACACAGTTAAACTCTGGCTTGGTTGAAGCTGATATTGCCGAAACTATCCTTGAGTCTGTAAACCGTGAGGTGCAGGGACAGGGGTTTCATTTTAACAGAGAGTTGAATGTAACATTTAACCCTGACTCTAATAATAATATTGTTCTACCTGCTGATATACTACGTGCAGATACCACACAGAACACATCTAACCCAGACCTAATTCAACGTGGTCTTAAGATGTACAACAGGGTAACTAGTACGTACAATATTACACAGGCAGTAACCCTAGACTTAGTTGTATTGCTAAATTTTGAGGATATTCCAGAAGTAGCTAAACGGTATATTACCATCAGGGCTGCTAGAATATTTCTAGATCGTGTCGTAGGTTCAGCCACACTACATGGCTTTAACCAAGAAGATGAAACTCGTGCCTTACTAGAACTCCGTGATATGGAGGCAGAAGGTCAGGACTTTAGTATCTTTAATAACTACGACACCTATAGCATTATTGACAGAGTTGCATCACAGAGGATTAGAACCTAATGGCACTCGTTAGCACATCCATTCCAAACCTAATCAACGGCGTATCTCAACAGCCGCCTTCAGTCCGTTTGGTGACACAATCCGAAGCCCAAGAGAATGGACTGTCTAGCGTTTCCGAAGGTCTGAAGAAAAGACCACCAACAGAACATAAAGATTTTTTCATAACAGGGTTGTCTGCACAAAAAGAAGTAGACATGGCTAACGCCTTCTTTCACCCTATACGAAATTCAGATAACAGCCTTCACTTTTTAATGATCGAAAAAGACGGAACCATGACTATCACAGATAGTACAGGAACTGTTAAGAGTATCACTAACAATGGGGCTAGTTATTTATCAGGGTTAACAAACCCCAGACAGCAGCTTACAGCTACCACAGTGGCTGACTATACCTTCCTAGTTAATAAGACCAAGGTGGTTGCTAAGACAAACACCAAGTCAACCTCACGTACTCCAGAGGCTCTCCTGTACGTAGCCAAGGCTGACTATAGTGTTACCTACACCTTTAAGATTACCAAGGGTGGTACGGTGTACACTCGTGAAATTACAACGATGGCTTCTACACAGGATACTACTCCTAATGCAGCACTAGCAGAGAAGTCTATCCAGACAGACAGGATTGCAACCAACCTAAGATTTGACCAGACAGTAGACTCTACTTACTATGGCTCTGGTACTGGTTCTCCTATCTCTATCTCTGGCATCAGCTTTGTACAGTATGGTAACGTAATCCATATTATTGGTGCTACTGCTAGTGACCAGTTTGATATTGAAGTCACTGACAGTAGGGGTGGTGAACACCTAAGAGCCTTCAAGGGTGAGACCCCAGACTTTAAGAAGCTACCTACAGAAGCCCCTGTTGGTTTTGTTATCCTAGTTTCAGGTGATAACCAGAAGGGTCAGGATGACTACTATGTCAGGTATCAGAAGAATGTCACGAATGGCTTAGGTGTCTGGAAAGAAACTGTAGAGCCTAACATTGATATTGAACTAGATGCAGCAACTATGCCGCATACTCTAATATATGATGGTACATCCTACACGTTTGATGAAGCGGACTATGCTGACAGAGAAGTAGGTAATGACTTAACTAACCCATTCCCATCCTTTCTAGATAATACTATTAACGATGTATTCTTTCACAGAAACAGGTTGGGGTTACTAGCAGATGAGAATGTTATCTTCAGTGAGGCTGGAGAATACTTTAATTTCTTTTCTAAGACAGTCCTAACGCTTGTAGATAGCGCACCTATTGATGTCGCAGTCTCTAACAACCAAGTGTCTATCCTAAGACACGCTGTACCATTTAACGAAACCCTCCTCCTATTCTCAGACTACTCTCAGTTTAAACTATCTGCTGTGCAGGTACTTACACCAGAGACTGTATCCATTGATGTGACTACACGCTTTGAGGCCAGCCTAGAGGCTAAACCTGTTGGTGCTGGTAAGTATGTATACTTTCCCACAACCAAAGGCTCCTTTGCTGGTATCCGTGAGTACTTTGTAGATGCAGAGACTGAGACTAATGATGCTAATGAAATCACTGCACACGTTCCAGAGTACCTACAGGGTACTGCTATTGGAATGGCAGCAGCATCTAACGAGGATATGCTACTAGTACTAACAGACGAAGACCGCACAGTTATATACCCTTATAAGTACTTTTGGTCAGGCAGAGAGAAGCTTCAATCTGCATGGTCTAAGTGGAAATTTAGTGGTAACGTACTGGGTGTAGAGTTTGATAAGTCAGATATTTTTATGGTTATTCAGTATGGTTCTAAAGTTGCCCTAGAGAGAATAAACCTATCTCTAGATGATGCTTTGGATGATGCTGCTTTCCCTATTCTACTAGACAGGCGGGTGCGTCTAACAGGTACTGACACAGTTCCTTATACTGACCCCACTCTCCAGTATGTCACAGATGCAGGTTCTATTGTAACGGCTGCTGCTGCCCTGACTTATCAGGGTACTGGTGGTGTAGTATATGCAGGAGTTCCCTATACTTTTCTTTATGAGTTTTCAGAACAGCTAATGAAAAGTGATAACACCTCAATTACAACAGGGCGATTACAGATTAAATCTATGGCTGTCGTTTATTCAGATACAGGTTACTTTGAGGTAACAGTAATCCCTCATAAGACACTACCTGTAGCCGTACGCAAGTCATACACTCGTGCCTTCACAGGTAGGGTTATTGGTGCTGGTACAAACGTGCTGGGTACTATTCCCCTAGACTCAGGAAGTTACAGCTTTGGTGTTCAAGCCAATGCTAAGAACGCTCAGATTAAAATTACGAGTGACAGCTTCCTACCATGTGAGTTCCAGAGTGCTGAACTAGAGTCTGAATTTGTCTTGAGATCAAGAAGGATGTAACATGAAAGGTCACTACAGACCCTACAGAGAAGAAGACATACCTATTATAGCCCCTAAGATGTGTGAGGCTGACGCAACAGAGATCATGTTGTCTGATGGCCTAGAACCCTTAGAAGCCCTACAGAGGGCTTGTAGGGAGTCTCATGAGGCTAATACTATTGTCTCTCCTAGTGGAGAACTACTGGGAATGTTTGGTCTTAGTTTCATGGATGAGTTCATGGGCAGTCCTTGGATGCTTACTACAGGTAAGCTGGACAAGTATTATATTCAGTTCTTACGAGGTAGTCGTGACTGGGTAGTTGAAGCTAACAATAAGAGAAATATACTCGTAAACTATGTTCACGTAGAGAACAAACTAGCTATTAACTGGTTAAAGTTTTTAGGCTTTAGTTTTCTACGTGAGCTAGAATACGGAGTAGGTAAAGCTCCCTTTTATGAATTTGTGAGGATTAAATAATGTGTGGCCCAGCAGCAGCTTCCGCAGCGTTAAGCATGGCGGGTTCCGTAATGGAATACAACGAGGCTAACGAGAACTATGTAGCAGCGGTAGACGCTAATAATAGATCACGTGTTAGTGCTATTAGATCAAGAGACTTACAGATAAGTCAGACACAGTTAAGAAACGAACAAGAACAAGCTAAACTAGCAGACGAAAAGTTTGACAACTTAATTAAGGGTATTGAAAATGCTGAGTCGTTTAAGACAGCAGCAGGTGAAGACAACATTATTGGACGGTCTATTCACATGGCTCTATCTGATAGGGTGGCTGATAGACTGCGTAATGCCTCAAAGATTTCTACTCAGGCAAGCTATGTAAACCAACAGGCTAATGTAGATGCCTTGGGCATCCAAGCACAGCTTGAGGGACGCTTAGCAAGTATTGTAGACCCAGCTAAGCCAAGCCTAGGTTCTTACATGATTAAGGGTGCTTCTAGTGCCTTTGGTAATTACGCATCTATTGGCGGTGGTACTACATGGTCAGATTTAACTACTAAATCCTTCGTTTAACAGGAGATACAAATGGCTACACCATCTAAAAGAAGTCAGGTAGCAGGGATGCAGACGATTACGTCTAATCAACCTGTAGCCAGACCTGTAGATACCTTTGTATCTTATCGTCCACCAGCTAAGAAAGAAGGGGCATCAGCACTGCTAGATGCTCTCTCTACTATTAGCCCTGCCCTTGGTAAAATGGCAGAGTCCAACCGTAAGGTTAAAGCAGCCCAAGAAGCTACAGTTATTGATAAGGCTTTTCTATCAGACCCTGATGGTTTTGTGCAAGACTTTACATCAGGTAAATACCAAGACTTCATGGCTCCCTCACAGGTTCTAGCTGGTGAGCATATGGGTAAACGCCTAGCTCGTCAGTACGGAGCAGCACTAAAGCAGGGGTATGCTACATCAGGTCTTGGTGAGAGTGATGATGCTACAGCCTTTAATACTTGGGAAGAAGCTCAAAGAGCTAGGTTTGTTATAGACAACAAAGACCTCTTCAGCCAAGCAGGGGTTGTCACTGGCTTCTCTGATATGTTCCGTACATATACATCGAACATAGACTCAGCCCACCAAGCTGCTGCTGTCAAGAATTTAGTAGAAAATCAGACTAGTAATTTTAAAGTAGACATCTCTTCCAAGATTGACGCAGTAATAGCAGGTAGTCTAGATGCACAGGGGTTTGCCTCTCACATTAAAATGAGCCAGAATGATAGTAAGCTTGGGTACAACTTTAGTAATAAAACAGCTAACACTATTACCCTAGATACTATTATTGCATATGCTACAGAAGACCCTGATCTAAGTTACTCTGAGCGTAACTCTGTACTAAACCTAGCCTATGGTATTGAAACCACTAAGGGTAGTTTCTTGGGTAATAC